GTAGAGAAAACGAAGCTGAGATTGAACGAATCCGTCTTGAAAATGAAAAAACCGAAGCGAGATTAAGAGCTAAAGGTTTACAAGAAGAACTAGAAGTAAGAGAACAACAAGCAATCGCAGCAGCTGGTGAGGTTGCAGGAACAGGAGATGTTGCTGATACTGCTGAAGCAGTCAGAGAAGCCCCTGCAGGAAGACGTTCTAGACGAGCTGCTAAGCTAGCATCAATGGCTGAAAGGAGACCAGCATGAGAAATATTTACAGGAATTTAGGAGGTTCTCCTAAAGTTGAGGGCGGGATGACTTATGCTCAACGTCAACAATTACTGGAAGATGAAGACGCTATGGCTAGAGAACGTGAAGCAGGTCAAAGACGCTTGCTAGATGAACAAGAAAGACAACGTCAGGCTAGGG